AATGACTTAACTATAGTTAGAAAAGAAGAACCACAATACTTCACAGCTTCTGACTCTTCAGGTTTACATGCAACTATCACAGATGGTGCAAATGTAAGAAGAAGATGGAGACATTACGATTTATTTGACAAAGCACCAGGAACTTCACCATATGCACAAGCAAACGGTGGATCAGGTGATGAGTTACATATCGTAGTTGTTGACGAAGATGGTGGTATTTCAGGAACTAAAGGTGAAGTTTTAGAAATTTTTGGTGCAGTATCAAAAGGTTCAGACGCAAAAACACCTCAAGGTTCTACTAACTACTATCCAGATGTAATTTACAATTCATCAAATTACATTTACTGGATGGACCATAACTCTTCAGGTTCAAACTGGGGTAGCGCAGTATCAGGTACAACTTTTACTTCCGTTACTACAGTAAGTGAAGTATCACTACAAAGTGGTGCTGATGGTTCAGCTGCAACAACAGCTCAAAAACTATCTGCTTATGAAAAATTTGCAGACGCAGAGACAGTTGATGTTGGACTAATCATGGCTGGTAACGGTGACGCTACTCACATTGACAACTTAATTACAGTTGCTGAAAATAGAAAAGACGCAGTTGTATTTGCTTCTCCAGAGAGAAGTGATGTTGTTGGTGTAGCAAACGCAAATACACAAAAAGATAATGTTGTAGGATTTTTTAACGGTATCCGTTCATCTTCTTATGTTGTATTTGATAGTGGTTACAAATACCAGTACGACAGATACAATGATGTTTACAGATATGTACCTTTAAACGGTGACATAGCAGGTTTAGCTGCAAGAACAGACCTAGTAGCAGACAGTTGGTTCTCACCAGCAGGTCTTAACAGAGGTATTGTTAGAGGCGCAGTTAAATTAGCATTTAATCCACAAAAATCTCATAGAGATGAGTTATACAGAGCTAGAGTAAATCCTGTGGCAACATTCCCAGGACAAGGAACTGTATTATTCGGAGATAAAACTGGACTATCTGCTCCTTCAGCATTTGATAGAATCAATGTTAGAAGACTGTTCATCACTTTAGAGAAGGCAATCTCAACTGCTTCTAAATTCCAACTCTTTGAATTCAATGATGAGTTTACAAGAGCAAACTTTAGAAACATTGTAGAGCCTTTCCTAAGAGAAGTACAAGGTAGACGAGGTATTACAGACTTCTTAGTAGTCTGTGATGAAACTAATAACACAGGTGAAGTAATTGATAGAAATGAATTCATTGCTGAGATTTTTGTTAAACCAGCAAGAAGCATTAACTTCATTACTTTACAATTTATCGCAACACGAACTGGCGTCTCTTTTGACGAAGTTGCAGGTTAAGGTAGAGGAGAAAAAAAATGGCAAACATTAACGACTTCAAAGCTAAACTTGCAGGCGGTGGCGCAAGAGCCAATCAGTTTAAGGTAACTATGCCTTTTCCTGGTTACGCACAAGTTGGTGGAGAGATAGAAGAACTAGCATTCTTATGTAAAACTACAGCTTTACCGGCAATGAATGTTCCATCATTTATTGTTCCATTTAGAGGTAGACAAATTAAGATTGCTGGTGATAGAACATACGCAGACTGGTCAATTACTGTACTAAATGATACAAATTTCAAATTAAGAAACGCATTTGAAAGATGGTCAAATGGTATCAATAATGCAACAGACGGCGAAGGCTTGACTAATCCTGCTGATTATCAAGTTGACGCATTTGTTGACCAATTGGATAGAAACGGAGCAACGATTAAGTCGTACACTTTAAGAGGTGTTTTTCCGACTGAAATCGCTGAGATTCCTTTAGATTACGAAACAAACAACGCAATCGAGGATTTTGGAGTGACTTTTTCTTACCAATACTTTGAAAGTAACACTACTACTTAATACATAAATAGTAGTAAAAGTAAAGGAATAATATTATGGCTGAATTATTTGGATTTTCTATCACTCGTCTTAAAAAGACAGCGGATCCAAAACAAAGCTTTACACAACCACAGGCGGATGATGGTACACAAACCATCGCCGCCGGTGGATATTTTGGTCAGTACCTTGACATGGAAGGTCAGGCCAAAACAGAGCAAGACTTAATCCGAAGATACAGAGAAATAGCATTACACCCCGAATGTGATATGGCGATAGAGGATATTGTCAACGAAGCAGTCGTGGCTAACGAACTAAAGGATGCTATTCGTCTTAAATTGGATAATGTCCCTTTTGGTAGTGAAGTTAGAAAAAAGATAGAAGACGAATTTCAAGAAGTATTAAGGTTGATGAACTTTAATACAAAAGGTCACGACATATTTAGAAGATGGTATGTTGATGGCAGAATGTATTATCATAAGGTGATTGACAGAGAAGCCCCAAGAAAAGGTATTACAGAGTTAAGATACATTGACCCTAGAAAAATCAAAAAAGTAAGAGAAGTTAGAAAGAAAAGACCTGACGGTCCTACGCCACACGGCCTTTCTATCGTAGATGATTTTCAAGAGTATTATTTGTATAATGAAAAAGGTGTAGCGGGCACAACATCTGGTGGTATTAAGATTGCTCCAGATACTATAGCATTCTGTCCGTCAGGAATGATTGACCAAAATAAAAATATGATACTTTCATATTTACACAAGGCAATTAAACCTGTAAATCAGTTAAGAATGATTGAAGACGCTACGGTAATTTACAGAATTGCTAGAGCGCCTGAAAGAAGAATATTTAAGATTGATGTTGGTAATTTACCAAAAGTAAAAGCTGAACAATACCTAAGAGATGTTATGGCAAGATATAGAAACAAACTTGTTTATGACGCTTCTACTGGTGAAATTAGAGATGACAGAAACTATATGTCTATGTTGGAAGATTTCTGGTTACCAAGTAGAGAAGGTGGTAGAGGTACAGATATTACTACATTACCGGGCGGACAAAATCTTGGAGAAATATCTGACATTGAATACTTTAGAAGTAAACTATATCGTTCATTGAATGTACCAGCAAGTAGATTAGAGGCAAGTCAAGGTTTCAATCTTGGTCGTTCTACTGAAATTACTAGAGATGAACTTAAATTTACTAAATTTGTTCAAAGATTAAGAAAGAAATTTACTGAACTATTTAATGATATATTGAAAACACAACTAATCTTAAAAGCTGTTATTACAGATGAAGATTGGCATACATTAAGAGATAATATACAATATGACTTTTTACAAGACGGACACTTTGCAGAATTAAAAGAGTCTGAAATGTTAATGGAAAGATTGAGAGTTGCCGATTCTATGAGAGATTATGTTGGTAAATATTTCTCTGTTGAGTATGTAAGAAAGAATGTATTACGACAAACAGAAAGAGATATTGAGGACATAGATAAACAAATTAAAAGAGAAATTGATGATGGTATTATCGCTATGCCAGACGCAGGCGAATATACTAGAGAAATCAAATAGGAGAAATTAAATGAGTGAACATATTAAAAAATTTGTTGACGACTTATCAGTCGGTAATAATGCAGAAGCAGGAGAAGCTTTTAAAGACGCTTTAAGAGCTAAAGTTGCAGACAGTTTAGACCAGGCTAGAGTTGATATTGCAGGTAAAATTTTTAGTGATGTTGAACCACAACCGTTCAGCGACCCTAAACCAGCAGTAACAGACCCTAATCCTGAAACAGCTGTGGTAATTGACACACAAGGTCAAGAGGTACAATTCGAGCCAAACGGTAACGAACAACCTACACCTGAAGCTGAAGTACCAGAGGCACCGGCAAATGATGAAAGTCAACCAACTACTTAAACCAAATGTAGTTAACACTACAGCATTCAATAGTTTGCCACCTAAACATAGAGATGTGGTAAATGATTTTTATAAAGTTGTAGAGTTAGAAAAAGGAAATGTAGTTGATAGAGTTGAAGCAGCCATAGATGTGGTTGCCGATAAACACAATGTAAGTACAGAGATTATGTACAACTACATTGACAAGGAAACAGGAGAGTAATATGGCGTGGGTAACAGTACCAAATTCAGATAACATTTGGCAATATGAAAACACTGCTACTGTGTCTGACACTTATCCTGATTCAGCTGATGGTGCAAACTCAACTGTATCAGGTGGTATTAGAACTTATACTAAACCGGGAACAAGTGATACAGTAGAAGTTTATATGCAAACCAGAAAAACTGGTGAAACAAAAGAGCGTGGCGAGTTATCAAAAACTTATTATGACAATCAGTAGTACAAATTTAGTAGATGATGGTTTTAAAGTAATTAATAAAATTACTGGTGCTCGTAACGAAAACGAAAAGTTGATTGAGTTAGATAACTTAAAAGGTTCAACTAACGAATCAGAAATATCAATTGCAAATGCTTATTATGAAATAGAAGGCACAGGCACGGTAACTTTGCAGTTTGATAATGACAAACAATTTATTATGAGAGGTATAGACAATTATGGTCTAAAACCTACAGAAACAAAAATAAAAGGAACAGGCGACATTACAATTACAACTGATACAAATGTAGATAAGTTTAGTTTAATGTTAGAATGTCATAAAGAAACGGGATTTAGTAATGGCTGATATAGTAACAACACAAACAATTTCTGATACCTCTGGTGTAAAGTTTGTTTCTAAACTCACAAACTTTTCAGATGGTACTGGAGAAACACAAGTAAAGAAGATTGACGCTTCAGAGGTCACTTTTATGACCGAAGATGGTAATAGAAAGATTGCAAAAATATGGTACTCAATTAACACTGCTAATAGTAAATCAGCAGTTGAATTGATATGGGACGGAGAAACAAACGCAACCGCTATGTTATTAAGTGGTAATGGTTATTGGGATTTAAGAACAGCAGGTGATGAGATTACAAATAATGCTACTACACCTACAGGAGATGTTCTATTATCGACTAAAAACTTTGCAAATGGCGACAATTATACAATTATTATTGAGTTTAGGTAATAAAAACATATAAATAGTTTGTACGAGAGAGAAAACACATGAAGTTAATATCGGAAGAAATTCAACAGGCAGAATATATCGTTGAGGAAGTCAGCGGTAAAAAGAACTACAAGATTCGTGGTGTCTTTCTACAATCAGATATCAAAAATAGAAATGGTAGAATTTATGAAAATGATATCTTATCAAAAGAGGTAGATAGATACTCAAAAGAATTCATTGATAAAAAGAGAGCATTCGGTGAACTAGGCCATCCAGATGGTCCTACAGTAAATTTAGAGAGAGTGTCACATATGATTACATCTCTAAAAGCGGAAGGCAAAAATTTTATTGGTGAAGCTAAAATCATGGACACACCATACGGTAAGATTGTAAAAGGTCTTATTGATGAAGGCGCTCAATTAGGAGTATCTTCAAGAGGTATGGGTTCCTTGGTTACCAAAGGTGGTGCTAACTATGTAGGAAAAGATTTCTACTTAGCTACTGCTGCCGACATTGTTGCAGACCCTAGCGCTCCAGACGCTTTCGTTGAAGGTATCATGGAAGGCAAAGAGTGGATTTGGGACAATGGACAAATAAAAGCAAAAGATATTGAAGAATATAAAGAGTATATTGAGAGAGCAAAATCTATTCAATTAGCAGAAGCTAAAGTGAATGTATTTAAAAACTTTCTTGAAAAACTTTAATATTATAAATATATTATAATTAAAGAGAAAATTACTAGTAATTTTTAAAAAGGAGATTTCTCAAATGGCCGATACAGAAAAAAAGTTAGAGGCGTTAGAGCAAGAAGCAGTTGCTGAGGCGAATGCCCAAGCGGATGCTCCTAAGAAAAATGCTGTAGCGGCTGAGCCGAACCATCTGAAAAATGATGCTGAAGACTTAGGCGCAGCTGTTGTTAAACCGACTGACAGCAATCCTGACGCAACTAAAAAAGTTAAGCAAGTTTCTGGACAAGCTCCTCAAAAATCACAAGGTGCTGCTGACCCAATGCCAAAATTATCAGGTCACAATACTAAGTTAGAGGGTGCAGAAGCTGAAGAAGGTTCGGAAGAAATCAAGGAAGGCGAAATGCCAAAGGCTGCTCTTGACGCTTTGAAAAAGCATAAAGAAAAGTCTGAGGATAAAGAACCAGCAAAAGATAAGAAAGAAGTTGAAGAAACTTTGGACGCTGGTGAAGATTCTAAAATGGCAGACAAGAAGAAAGAAGTGAACCAAAAGACTGCTAACATTAGCGCTTCTTACGGTATGAAGTCAGCTTCATACAAGATGAAAAAAGAAGAAGTTGATGAGCATATGGACGCTTTAGTCGCTGGACAAGATGACTTATCCGAAGAATTTAAAACTAAAGCTGCAACTGTTTTTGAATCAGCAGTAAACTCTAAAGTAAAAGAGATTGCTGAACAAATGGAAGCAGATGTTCAAACTAATTACGAGCAAGATATTGCAGAAGCAAAAGAAGCCCTAACTGAAAAAGTTGACAGTTACCTATCATATGTCGTTGAAGAGTGGATGAAAGAAAACGAAATCGCTCTTGAAAGAGGTATTAAAGGTGAAATCGCTGAAGACTTTATCACAGGTCTTAAAAAACTTTTTGCTGAGCATTACATTGATGTTCCAGATGAAAGATACAATGTGCTTGAAGACCAAGCAGCTAAAATTGAATCTTTAGAAAAGAAACTCAATGAGCAAATTGAAAAGAATGTAGAGTTAAATAAAGAAAATGCAGTTAAGTCAAGAAAAGAAATCATGGCTGAAGTTGCTTCTGATTTAGCAGATACATCAAAAGAAAAATTTGTTAAACTTGCTGAAGAAATTGAATGGTCTGACGCAGACTCTTTCAAATCAAAATGTGAAACTATCAAAGAATCATATTTTGGTGCGAAGGCTGAAGTGAAAGACGAATTACATGATGTGGCGGCTGGCGATGAAGCTTCTAACGAAGATTTATCGAAAGCTATGGCTGCTTACACTGCCGCTATAAGCAAAACAAAAGATATTAAAATATCTTAATGTTAAAACGGAAAAAGGGAGAAAATTAAAATGTACTTATCCGAAACACACGAAAAAAAATGGCAGCCTGTGTTAGAGCATCCTGATTTACCAGAAATCAAGGACTCTTACAGACGAGCCGTTACATCAGTTATCTTGGAAAACCAAGAAAGAGCTGCTAAGGAAGACCAAGCCTTCTTGAGCGAAGCTGCGCCTACAAACGCAACTGGTTCATCTATTGCAAATTGGGATCCAATCCTTATTTCATTAGTAAGAAGAGCAATGCCTAACCTTATCGCTTACGATATTGCTGGTGTTCAACCAATGACTGGTCCAACTGGACTAATCTTTGCAATGAGAAGTAGATACACTTCACAAACTGGTAACGAAGCTATGTTTGACGAAGCTGATACAGACTTCTCTGGTAGAAACGCTGCTGGTAGCTCAGTTGATGGTTATTCTTCAACTGCTCACTCAGGTTCACCAAACAACAATCCAGGTGCT